AACAAGCATAATATAGATACGACTTTATTCATTAGCTAAATCCACTAAGGCTTGTAGACGCTCTTGCTCGTCTGATATTTCCATCACAACATCTACCTTTTCAATATTCACTTGCTCTTGCTTTTTTATTTCTTCAATTTCAACACCTGCATCTTGCTTTATTATAGTGGCTTCTTTTTGAGTTTCAATTATTTTTTTTAAATTTTCTTCTCGGCTGCGTCGAGTAAGTATAGAGGCAACATATCCAATGATTGCAATTAAAGCCCCCCCTATGATCAACACGGATCTCCAAGGCTTGTTACTCAGCCATTTTTTGATTTGCTGTCGCATACTTTTTAGCTCCCTTTATTGCTTTGACAGTTTCGTTCCCACCAAACCAACCATAAAATACACCACAAGCCATGGCCCATTCCGTAAACGAGCAGAGCTTTATAAACATAGCTACCGTGGCTATGAGTATCAGAGCCGTAGGTATCAAAAATCCTCTTGATAAATATTTATTTCTTTTCATCGATATAACCTTATCCAATAACGATCAGCTCCAACAGAGGAGGAGCCTATTATTTGACCTATTGCCCAATCCGTTTCAGGGGTTTGGGTAGCTTGTAGTAATCCATCAGTTGTTGATTGACCTACATGGTCACCAACCTCATTTATAGTACCAGTTTTTATAATGGATTCTATTACGCCACTTACCGCAATTAAACCAAAGGCATCATCTGCAATAGTCTCCATAGCAATACCGCATAAGTACAAACTAAAAGCTGTGTTATCAAAATTACAAGCTAATATATCGTCTCCACCACCTGACCTAGAGCACACGCATTGCCCCGCCGTTATAGTTCCGCCTTCTCTATTCTTCATTTTTAAACAAGTGACATTATTATATAGGACTGTATCCGCTAAAAGGATATGTCCTGCCTCGGTGGATATATCAACATTACCATTTATAGTTGTATAATCATTACCTATACTAATAGCCGTGTTTTGATTATCTGGTCTAAGTATATCTAGATAGTTTTCATCGGATCCATCAGCGAGCCGTTCGTTGAGCCACGTCATCCACTCACCGATTAATTTAGCTTTCCAATTTTCATAGCTCGAAGGAGGTACATCGTCAACTATCCACCCGAGATCTTTTTTTGCCTCGGACGGTTCAGTTACATTTAAATCGTCGTCGGCCCAACGAGGTATTTTAGTTGGTTTTGTTTCTGCCATTATAAAGCGCCTCCATATTTACCTTGGTCATATCCCGGGCCGCTATCAAAAACAAAATTGCCCACGCTATGATATTCTAAATTAAATCTAACTCCCGCCAGCTTCGCGTTCTCGATAAACGTACACAGGTTTTGCACGTTGACCTCAAGTAGATCTATTGGATCAACTATGCTAGCTGTAAAACCTGCCGGGTACTGATCATAAACATTTATACTGAGCTGACCTACGATCCCCTGTATGACTCCTAGGATGTCTTGGTGTGTACCCTGGCTTATGTTTATCAGGATGCGTACTCGTAAGGCGTCAGTGTAATCGTCGTCTACACGGCCTTGTCTAGCCTCGTTAACTATAGTCCCGAGATTATCCAGCTGTACTCCAGTGGCATCATCTAACCATCGCTCGACTTTTAAGGCATAAAACATATCTTCAATTTCTTGGATTTGCCTGACATAGATTTTGATTAATTTCTCAAGGACGTCCTTATCTTTAAATTGACTCAGCAGGTTTGCTAAGGCTTCCGCTTCGTGATTAGTTTTTTGAACTATCTCAGTCATTATGTCACCGTTACATCGATATCGCCCGAGTCAAAAGTAGCGATCTCTCTAACAGCAATAGTAATGTTAGCTGTCCCTGTGGGAGGATCAACATCATCAATAAAAAATACTGTTACATCTAATACACCGGTTATGTCTAAGGGTACTGCCTTATAAAGTAGAGCTATTACGTCTTGCCCTATTTGGGATGTATCCCCTAAAGCAACCAGAGCCGCTTTTATTTGATCTGACCCATCCACGGGAAAAGTCAAAGGGTTTGTAAGTACAGTAAGCTCCATGTATATAGGGATGTCAGACGGTCGGCTAAACTGTATTGTCTGAGCAAAACCCTGGGAGTCAGTAACGATCTCCGTCTCCGTCCCAAAAGCCTGTATACCTAAACCTTTTGTAGCAAAGATAGTCTCGCCTATCTCTGTGTCGCCCCCCTCCAAAATGACAGACTCAAAAGCGTGAGGGGGTATACCGTCAACTGTTGCATCAGTATCATTACCAAATATATAACACTGGATAACATCGTCCAGATTTAATATAGCGGCTCGAATAGCCTCCAGTGTACAAGCCCCCGTAATGCGTAGTAACTCCAGCCGTCTGATACGCAGCTCCTCGTCAGTCTCTATGTCCGTACCTAAAGTAGTGTCAAGCCTATTAAAGCCTTTTATCAGGCCCGTATCAAAGTCTAGGGCAGTGTTTGACGTACCGCCCGTAACTTGTAGGGCAGATCCTGTGCCGTCCGTATCACTTACTACCCTTACATAACCACCCTCATCTGACGCACTGCCACCGGTCAAGTTGCTATCTATAACCGCCGCAACTTCCGCTGCTGTAGCTAAATCGATATTGACAAAATCCCCAGTTACAAATGTGATGGTTTGCTCGGACCCCTGGTCTACCTTGATAAGTAGGGTTTGAGCGTTATCCAGATCGTAAGTCTCAGCAGTATCGTTACTCAAAGCAGCTTGAGCATTCCATCCGCTAATAGGACTTTGTATTGTATCAATATTTGTAGCAAGCCCCTGGATCGGCCCAGTACTTTCTGACTCAGCATCAACCGTAAAAGTAGATGTATAACCTAATGCATTTATAATCTCTGTCAAGGTAACAAACCTATTACCTAAAGCTCCAACACTTACAACGCTGCCTACGGGTATCGTAACTCCATCATCTACAAACAGCTCTAAGCTTACCTGGCTAGTTGTTGCAGCTAACCTAGTTACTCCTGTGATGTCACAAACACCCTCTAAAGACGCGCCGTTAGCTGAGTCGGGATATTGAGCACCATATACCGATAAGCCTACGTCCCAAAGCTCTCTTAGTTTATCCCCCATAACAGCATTTATTTGCCCAAAAACACTAGTTGCCGAGGTATCTAAAGTGCTACTGATGTCAGTCAATTCGTCTGCAACTATCTCATCGAGTATGTTCTGTAGACTTTTTTTGACAAATCCTGCATCGGTTACGCCGTATGTGGTCATACTATAAAGCCCTCACTATAATCAAACGTATCCCCTAATATAGTAATACCATAAAAAGATACAGATAAAGTCCGATCTACTCCACTATAAGACACAGTTAGATTTTGTATGCTGTCAACGCCAGGGGCTTTCAAAATAGCGTCTCTAAATATCTCTTTTAGTACATTTACACTTGTCTTAAAACCTAATATTTTTTGGAAGTAAGGCATACCGATCCGAGTATCTAAAAAATATTCACCCTGAAAAGTTCTCAGCCTTATACTAACCCCCTGAGCTACGGCCTCGGCGTTAATTGTCAGCACCATATCGTTATTAACTATATCAATATCACCTATACTGGTTAATCTTATATCAGCCATTAGGTATTGTTACCTTTGTGGATATAGTGTTTGAGGGCAGAGTAGATGCCGTAGGTAAGGGTGGAGCTGATGGGCTAGCCGGTGCGGCACATATATGTGTGTGTAAATTAAATATTGTAGTTACAAAAGTATTCCAAAACTTCTCAAAAACCTCCGCAATTATAACACTCATAGCACCATCACCTACTGTAAAGGTAGCGTCACCGTCTTTGTTTGACGCTTTAAATACGGTACCGCCACCGTACTTGATCTCGATCTCATCGTCGGGGGTTATGTGTATTTGTATACCGTTTTTATCCCTGCCTATAACCATGTTATCGCTGTGTACATCTCTTAGCGATTTTTGAAAAGGATAAAACATAGGTATTGCCACGGCGTCAGACAAGTCATGCTGTCTCAAATCAACAGGGTTAGTATCTATACCCGATCCACTTGTGTATTTATCTATCGACCTCTCACAAAAAACCAAGAGTACTAAGGAGCCTTTTTTAAGAGGGAAAGAAATAAAGTAATCATCGTTTCGGGAGTATCCAATAGGTACTTTAGGAATTACAGGTAAAGACTCGACCGTCTCAGAGCCATCTATATCAATTACAATACGTTGCTGTAATGGCTTTATATCCGCGCTCTGGTCATCCGGGTAATACTTCTCCACGCGCCCGGGCATGCACGTATGGAGGTTTGATAGACGTTGATCTAACAATGCATCCAAAAGGGTTTGCAAATTTGTCTTACGTGAGTATCCTAATTGAGTCATAGAGCTTTAGCCTCAAAGGTCGAATACCAGTCATTGCTATGTGTGTCTCCGGTGTGTATAACATTTACAACTTTAAAACTACCTGTTACAATAGACGACTCAACCTTTATTAGTCTACCAGGTTTTATAGTACCCTGCAATAGGGACGTAGCTTGTATGGTGCTATCCTCTCCTATCTCAGGAGATCCAATCAGGCCTGTATTTTTGTTTAGCAGGATAGCTGATTCTTTTGTCGTCTCATTTAATTTCAAAATTTGAAACTCACCATCCTGAATGGACCAAGTAAATCCAGCGCTATTACAATAAGTACTAAATAGGTCTGACACCTTACCACTCAGTACCAGACCTTTTTCAAACACTTGATAATTATTCGGAAAATTACTAGTTATCAATTTCTGTGCTGAGTTGCCTTTACTCAGCTCAAAAGCACCAACCAATTTACTCAACACAGCTTGAGTACTTGTGTTCGGTCCCATACTTACGTTGATTCTTTGAGATGCGTATTTATTTATACCATCCCCAGACTCAACCGTAGACAACCAGTCTGTACTCTCTCTCTTTTGCGTTACCCGGGTTATGTCCCCGGAAAACAACTGCTGCATGGTATTGGTATACCCAGCCTCGATAATTATAGGTTGCTTTTTTTGTAAGGCCGTACGATGTTGAGATGATAAATTATATATAGTGACAGCAACCGTATTAGGCTTTGGGTCGAGTGATTTCTCAACCTTAAAATTTACTCTCAAGGTAGGTTTAGATACGTCTGGATTGTCCTCACTCCGAGCAGCAATCCTAGTAGATCCGACTTGTAAAATAAAATTGCGTTTGAATAATCTATCTGTCATGGTAATTGATCCGATGTC